TGAATTGGGCGATACAAGTATGCAAATTGTTAAATCTCACCATACTTCCCCAGTAATTGTGGGTATTGACCCCGCCCGTAAGATGGACAGCACAGTAGTCACAGTAGTCTGGGTTGACTGGGATAGGCCTGATGAGCTTGGCCATTATGATCATAGAATTCTAAACTGGCTTGAGATTCAAGGTGATGACTGGGAAGAGCAGTACTTCCAGATCAAAAGCTTCTTGGGTGCGTATGACGTTCTTGCTATCGGAGTTGATGCTAATGGTGTTGGAGACGCAGTCGCTCAGCGTTTAAAACTACTTTTACCTAGAGCACAAATTGTGTCACTAAGCAGTAGTCCATCAGAGCAAACAGGTCGTTTTAAGCATCTTCAGACTTTGATTCAAAGAAGAATGATCTCTTGGCCTTCACACGCTAAGACTAGAAATTTGCGTGTGTGGAAGCGTTTTTACCAACAGATGACAGACGCGGAAGTACACTATAAGGGGCCTAACTTTACAGTAGCCGCTCCTGATGAGGCCCATGCACATGATGACTTTGTTGATTCACTGGCCATTGCTTGCGCAATTACTAAAGAATTAGTAATGCCGACTGTACAAGTTAGTGCTAATCCATTCTTTTAAAAGTTAGAGTTTAGGGCGACATTTACCCAAAATAGTAGGAAACTTTTATTGAGGATCCTCAATCCACTTAGGAGAAATAAATATGGCATCGACCATCGGCCCGGCACCTCAGTTCCCTGAGCGTACCCCGGTTTCATATGAAAGAAAAATGAGTCCAGCACAGCCTGGTCTACGTGGCCCACTTCGTTTTGAAGAAGGTCTGGCAACAGACACTGATATTCCAATGGAGTTTCAGAATGGTGCATCACAGGGGTACGTCACCCCTCCTGGTCGCCCTAACCACAACCAGAATGTCTTTGAGAAGCCTGCAGAAGAAACAATGGCTGAGCGTGCTCACGTTGGTTCCGCTGCTTGGGTAGAGTCACCTAACTTCTTGGGTAACTTCTCCGAAGGCGCATTCTCTGACGAAGCAGAAGTTCGTTTTGAAGAGGAAATCCGTTCAGGCGGACACTATTCACGAATGAACCCTGCAACCGTTATTGACTAGTCTGTAAATTACGACCCGGCCCTATACCCTTTCTTTAGGGCCGGGCAGTAATTGAATGGAGCTTTTGTGACCTTCCCTTCCAACCAACAACTGTACGACAATATCTCTAAGCAGATTCGTGCAAGACATGGCGGAAAAATGAGCAGAACTGCGGGTAGAGAGATTGCGCAGGAGTATGCTAGAGAAGGCGGTCAATATGTGGACTCTAAGAGTCAAGCTGATCCAAAGTTTATAGATAAGAAAAAAGAAGCTGAAGACAAAAAGAAGCGAAAGATCGCTGAACAAAAAAGAAAGAAAAAGCAAAGAGGTTTGCTTTAGAGGGCAAAATGGACATTCTTACTAAGAGAGGCTATAAGTGAGTATTGACTTTTCGCCTCCCAGTTATCGGGCGGCCTCGTCTGACTTAACTATCTCTATTTCTCCTCTTGGTCTTGTAGAACTTGCAGACGAAGAGTTTGAGGTCCACGGTCCTCGTTTAAACCGTTACTCCCTAAACTGGGCGATGTACTTAGGCCATCACTGGAGTTACCGTCGTGAGATCGGTGAAGCTCAGATGGTCTACAACTATTTTAGAGCTTTTACCGATTACCTTGTAAATTTTACATTTGGCCGTGGGGTACAGTTCCGCAGCCCTAAAGAAACTGAAGCAATTGTTCCTGACATTCTAAAAAGAGTTTGGGAAGTCGATAACAATAAGCACGGAGTCCTTTGGGAAATGGGACAACAGGGCGGTGTTTCTGGCGACTGTTTTGTTAAAGTTGCATATGAAGAAGCGTGGGAAGACAGCACTGGAAAGTTTCATCCTGGAAGAGTAAGAATTCTCCCACTTAACTCTTCGTTCTGTTTTCCTGAGTTTCACCCACATGACAGAAACAGACTTATTCGATTTAAATTAAAATACCGCTTCTGGGGAACGTCAGTAGAGGGTACACGTCAGGTGTACACCTATACGGAAATTCTTACAGACGACATGATTGAGGAATACATAAATGATGAAATTATTGATTCTCGCCCTAATCCTCTTGGGGTTATACCTGTAGTTCACATCCCTAATGTTTTGGTATCTGGCTCCCCATGGGGACTTTCAGATTGCCACGACATTATTATACTTAACCGTAACTATAATGAAGTTTCTACCGATGTTGCTGACATTATCAACTACCACGCTGCACCAGTTACCATTGTTACTGGCGCAAAGATTGCTGACCTTGAAAAGGGCGCAAAGAAAGTCTGGGGCGGTCTTCCAAAAGACGCACAGGTCTACAACCTAGAAGGCGGAAACGCTGGTCTGCAAGGTGCTATTGAATACCTGAAAATGGTAAAGGTAGCAATGCACGAAATGATCGGTGTTCCTGAATCAGCTCTTGGTCAAGTTCAGGCTGTTTCTAATACTTCAGGTGTTGCACTTTCAATTCAGTACCAGCCATTGATGAACAGATTCCAGCAAAAAGTTGTTATGTACAGCAAGGGCTTGGAACAGATTAATAGCCTTGTACTTCGCACTATTGCATTTAAAGAACCAGAGGCGTTCCAATGGAACCCAGACTTTAATGGTCCAATCAAGCAGGGTCAGTACCCAATGTTGGACCCTAATGATCCACTCACTTACCAAACGTTTGCATTCTTCCCACCACCACTACCTTTGGATAAACTCATTGTTCTTAATGAGATTCAGACTAAAATGAGTATGGGCCTTGAAAGTAAGGAAGGCGCTCTTCGTGCTTTGGGAGAGGAATTTCCGAATGAGAAATTGCAAGAAATTCGTACAGAGCTTATTGAGGATGCTAAATCTGACGGCGCATTGAATATGCTGAAGAGTCAAATTAACTCTGCAATTATGTCTCTAACTGGCATTATGCCTGATGGCAGCGGTGAAGCAATGCCTGGCCCAGATGGTCAACCAATAGGCGGCCAGATGCCAATGAATCCACAGACTCTGATGTTTGAGCAACAAACTATGGCTCAACTTCAAAACGATCTAGTTACTAAGGCATACGGTACAAAGATACCGCAGCGTAGAGGACCTGATGCTGACTCAGATGGTAACTAAATAAGGTTTAGCCTGACATTTGCTATAACAAATGTTGGACTATACATATAAAATAATCCGCGGTCTATCGTGCTACTAAATTGGAAAACGACCTAACTACACAAAGGAATAAATTACTATGAATAAAGACGTAGAAGTTTCAGAACAATTTTTTGAAGCTACACACGAAAACGTTGCTCAAGATTTTGTAATTCAGGATGTTCCTCCTGTATCAAAGTCTTACTCTGAAGATGACTTGAAAAGAGTGCGCGAGCAAGAAAAGTCAAAACTCTACCCTCAGATTGAATCTCTGAAGGAAGAACTAAGTTTTCTTAAACAGGAACGCGAGTCTCGCCTTGAAGAAGAGGCACGCTTGCGGACAGAAGCTGAAGTCGAGGCTAAGCGTCGTTCTGAAGAAGAAATGGATGTTCGTCAGCTACTTACTGCTAAAGAGCAGGAATGGCAGTCACGTCTAGAAGCTGAGCGCACAGAGCGAGAACGAGCGATTGCTCTTCTTGAAGCAGAGCGCTACTACAGCGAACTTAGCTCTTACCGCAATGCTCGTCTAGAGCAGGAGCGAGACAATATCATCCCAGAGCTACTTGATTTAATTTCTGGCGAAACCGCTGAAGAAATTGAAGAGAGTATTGCAGGACTTAAGGAACGTTCATCACGTATCCTTGATTCAGCGCAGCAGGCAATGACGTCTGCTCGTAAAGAAATGACAGGGAGCCGTGTTACGGTTCCTGCGTCGGGACCCCTAGATAATAATTCGGATCAGAAATCGTTTACGGCCGAGCAAATCGCCGCCATGTCGGTTACTGAGTACGCCAAAAACCGTGGGAAGCTTCTTGGTCAAGCGGCTTCTGACCGTGGCCAGGGTTTCTTCGGGTAGAAATACCTTTAATCAACTAATTTA